TACGTCTTCATCTTCATTATTCACACCACCACTTATAATCGGTGCATTTTTTGAAGCATCACTCATTCTATTAACTACAATAGTGTTATTTATTGCGTTCTTTCTCGTAGGAATAGATAAGTAAGATGTGCTTTTATTAGCACTTATTCGAAGTCCTGTGGTTGTGTCGAAAGCATAAGCATTGTTTATATCTATTTCTGTTGAGGACCAATATATATCGGTTGTACCTATCGAACCGCCACCCAAAGCAAACATATCTTCTAACTCCTCAATAGATGGCAAATACCAATCTGTAAAGCTACCATAGGTTGATGAAGCATTAAGACTCGCAGCATACGTTCCAACACCTTGTAGATCAACTATGTTTTCTGTATTGTATTCACCGCTTAAACTATCGGTTGCACCTGTTAAAACATAGCTACCATTGTACCATGTTGATGCATACCAAAAGATACTCCATATTTGTAGCGTATAATCATCCGTTGACTTTATATTAATAGTTGCCATTATCTAAGGTATTTAAGTAGTTCAACCTCTGTACTTTCAAATGCATCACTATCGAAGTCCTTAATTAAGTTCAATCGGTATAACACCCCATCAATTTTCTTTAACGTTGAAAAGTCTAAGGAATAAATATCTTTTGATTTTAGAAGCATATATAAATTTACTAACTTAGAATCGATTGACGTCAATTCGTTTACAAATTTTTCATGATATTTCGTAAATAGGTTGATACTTGGATAGGCTTGTATGCCATCAAATGTATATGAGCGTGAACTAAAATGTATGTCAAACTCTGGTGTAATGTAGCTGTTTTCGTTTTTAAATCTAAAATGGTGGATAAAAGGGTAGCCAATTAAAGCTAAAGAAGATGAAGTATCTTCATTCATAAGCACACAATTACCTGACCTTAGCCCATTGTAATACATAATCATACCTTTACCTTTATAAGGCTTTACAACCCCATTCTGTTGCTCTATAACTCTAATAACTCGAAGCTCTGAATTCTCAATTTTAATCGGTAAGTATTGCGAGAAAGGTAACACCCATTCCCTATCCCCTGTTTGCCACGTGTCAACGTGTAAATCGTATCTTCCGTAACTATCCCCTGTAATGTTTTTATACTTATTATTGAAATAGTCTTTTTCCTCATTGTAACGGAATACATAGTTACTACCCTCAACAAATGCATTTGATTGAATCTTTATATCTTTATTGTGATCAATCTTATCAGTCCAATCTTCTGCAAGTGCTTCATCTTGGTAAAAATCTTGTAACGTACCTATTGTAATAACGTTCGATATTGGATCACTTACATATAAATAAAACATATTCATTATACCTGTAAGAAATTCAGAACATTTAATGTCAGGAATGTATGTTGAAAGGTTGATAGTAGAACCATCAACAGGTGCTGAATTGCTATCTGCTGTTAAGTCTATTGCTATATTTTGAAAGCTATACGTTGTAGACATTGAATCTACTGCTGTGGTAGGTATATATTTCAAACCAACCATTGTTTTAATAGTGATTTTATTACCAGGTTTTAAAGCTAATGTAGTAGAAAAATTAATAGCTGTTGTACCTGTCGATGTCACTTTAATATCTTGCGTTTGTGTTTGCGTACCATCAATAAAAATAACTATTGTAACTTTAGAACCTGTAACGTAATTACCTGCAAAAGGCATACTATTTACAAAATCCATTGAAAATTCAAGCTTATAACTACCACCTGCATTAATGTTTATCCTTCCAAAAACATCTGAAATAGTGTTATTTGTTTCTAAAATAGAAGTAAATGTTTGCCCTTTAATCATGTCCCTTTCTTCACCGAAAGTATAGAACCCCCCATCGAATGTTTTATTAAACACCCCCCAAAGAATTTTGCTCGGATAACTACCCTGTGAGTACATTCTCATTTTAGCTATTTCACTTGCTGGAAGCTTTAACTTATCACCTCCACCAAAGCCATATATTAGCTTATTAAAATTAGCTGAGGCAAATACACCACTCGTTAAGTCAATCGTGTAACCTGTATTCTCTAATGCGTATCTAAATATCTTCTCAACACACTCCTTTACATATACAAAAGGTGCTAAGTCTGTTACTTTAAATATCGTTTGATTTATTCGTGTGTAACCATAGTCAATCAATGGGTATATATAACCGAATCCTTTAGGTTGGTAACCAACAGAATCAGCTCCAAAATTACGTACACTAATACCATTCTTTTGTATAGAAGTATCCCAGCTATTTGCTATGTTTGTTTTTGTCAAATTATGATCATATTCAGACCAATCTAACTCAGACAACTTCTTATCTTTCAACTTAGCAAAGTAATCGACAGTATCACTATATAAAGTACAATCAAACGTGTACATTCCATTGTTAATCGTTACTTCGTTTAGCTTGAATTTACCACTAAATACCAATAATCCATCTTTAAAATACTTGCAATTCTGTTTTTCGTTTGGTCTAAATGATATAGTAGTGCTTTCTTCTAAATTCATAGGTAAAGCGTAGGCACTCACAAAGTAATTAAGGTTATTTTGCGTACCTTCTAAGCTAATAGATTTACTAAACGACCTCCTACGTTTCTGAGGCTCTTTAATATCTGCAATTGCAAAGTTTAAAGGTACTGCTACACTACTACTCAAATCGAGTTCAAAGTCATTAACAATTAATTGAGCATTCATATGTTGATTGATTTACGTGTGTGAGTAAATTTAGCATCTATAATTTCGTTGAATAGTTCTTCATGTTCTGACTGCTTGAATTGGTAACTTGAATTTTCAATCTCAATGTTTTCGTATAACGTACCTTCATTAATATAAACTAATGGGCTTTCGTAAACTTGCACAACAAAATTCTGCTCAATCTGTGATAACCAATCTGAGACGATTTGTATTTTATCCGTTATTGTTTTTAAATAGGTTAAACTACCTGTATCTTTTGGGTTTAAAACATAATTCGTGCCATCGAAAGAACCTAATCTTTTCCCATATGATTTGCTACTAACATCTGATTTTAAGATGTTATTATAAGTGAATAGGAATGTATCATAAGCTCCGAACTTGTTAAGCCATACTAAATTCTTACCATTAAAACAACCTTCGCGATTTATGTTAATTCTTTTTAATTCAGAATAAGGTGAGCTACCTGAAGGGCTGCGCATCTGTACTTTAAAATACGTTGTGTTTAGAACTTGTGTAGGTGTGAAAATAGTTTCTAATAAGGTCGTCGATAATTTTAATTGTGTGATTTGAATACCACTTGATGGGATGAAGGAGGAAGCGATTAAAGTATCTGTTGAATCATAAATGTAAACGTACACCCTGACATCTACATCTGTAATGATTTGCATTAACGTTTCATCACCTTCCCTTAGCTCAACTATGTTTGGATTGTCCGTTAAGAACTTTCTATTTATGCCACCTACTGAGTAGTCGCCATAGTTCCAACTATTGAACTCTTTGTTTGATAAAGAACCTTTAAAAACAAAGTAATTGCTTGAAGATAATTGTACTGATTGGTCACTTGCTGCATCGTTTGGACTTGTAGAAAACCAACAATTTACATTAATTGAAAACGTTGCGTAATTAGCTGCATCTGCCACTATTCCTGTTTGGTCTGTTGTAGCCTTATCAAGGTACGATTTAACGATATTAGAAATGTCAATATAGCCACTATAATAGTTTATATCATTCAATACAGGGAAGTAGTCAAATACACCGATTAAAACACCATCTAAGGTAACACCTATCTTAAATACGTGGTTATATTCACCTACATTATTATCGTACATGAATACAAACATAATAGGGTTGTCGCTCGGTGTGTAGACTGATGGGTCTTGGGTTATGTAAACAGGCATTTATTTTGGTTTTTTAATTACTAATTTTATCGATTGACCTATTAAGTTAGAAATGCTTTCCTTCATATAGTCTTTTTTTTCTCTATTCAGAACTTTATCTGCAAAGTGTGTTGCTTCTATACCTGTCATTCTAACGTGGTTTACTATCATTCCAGCTAATTGCTCACGTGTTACACCTTCTTCATTCGGTGTGATACCTTTATCATAAATCCATTTACGTATTGACTCGTAAAATGTCATATTACCTTTTGGTGCTTTACCATGAGTAGGTGCACCTCTATTGACTTTAATACCATTTACACCATAATTAATATACTTCCAATGTGGTGCAGCATATGTTTCTATTAACTCAGGAGATAATTTTGTAGGCTTTAAAGATTGTGCTAACTCACCACTAGCATAAGCCTTATGACCTTCTGAATTAGGCACAAGTAATTGCTTCCTTAGTTCCTCAATGATTTCGTTTGTGAGTCTTAACAATAATTCAGTCAAAGGATTATCCGAAGTATTTTTTAATATACTTTCAGCCCTCCCACTATCTAAACTATCTATTAAATCACTTTCGATTGACACGCTGTATGGTATTAATTTCTTTTTCTTTACTAAAGTTAATAAATTTTAACCTATGATTGAACGTGAAAATGTTCCAGGAAGTAACTTCCTCCCAACTACATGAAAATTCTTTTGCTAAATAATGTATTAGTTGCTCCCAAACATAAGACTGCTTAGTGTTCCCTTTATCTTCACTCTTTTCATTTTGTTTTCCATGAATTTGTTCATTGATTTGAGTGATTGTCGCAAAAAAAAATCTACACAATTAAGGTACACAGGTAAAGGCAAATGTTCTTTAAATAGCTCCATACGTACACTATTTGGGTGTTTCATATTCTTATTATCGTCAAGTTCTCCATATGTAGTTCCGTGTTCAACGTACATCATAGCAACCAACTTCTCAGGCTGTTTTGTAAAGTCTGAGTTAGAAACATCTATATGCCACCCTATCCCAACTTTCGAAGGGTTAACTAAATCGAATAATTGACCATTAACAATTATTTGGTCTTTGGGCTTCATAGGTTTGTAATCGTTAAACAACGTTATGCAATGTTTATATACGTCTTCTATATTTGAGATGTAAGCCTTTCTTAAATCACTTAGTTTCGCACCTGTGATAAGAGAAACGAACTCAATCATTAACTCAATATCAAACTTGTTTTGAAACTTTGGATTCGTCAACACCTCAACGTGCCTAATTCTCAAATCATTAATCGTTTTAGGTGCTGTTACCTTAATATACTTCGAAGTATCCATTTCTACTATTCTTTTTTACTGATTGTATTGCAAGTGCTAAACTCATTACGCCGTCATCATGTACACCTTGTGGTGCTCCATATTGTACCCTACGAGTTTTTTCGTTGTAAATATAAGTAAATGCATTTAATTCGTCAACAAGCCAATTTTCATTTAATATACTTATTTCTTTGCTTTCAAATAGGACCGCTAAATCTTCAATCATTATTGGCTTAGTTGATACACTTGTTACAAATGGATGTACATATTCGTAGCACTTGTTTTGAAGCATTTCAAAGAAAACATCTCCCTGGTTATTCACCTCAACAAATGTTTGCGCTCTATACTCTTTTATCTTGTTCGCTACCTTGTCTATGATACTATTCCATTCGTCATGTCTCCATCTCTCAACGTAAACCATTTGATTATATTTGTTGACTATTGAAAGTACAGTGTAATCGTCTGCTCTACCTATATCTAAACCTGCGTATAGTTGAGTATTGTTTTCTGTTGGTTGTTTGATAGCTTGATCAACGTGTTTAAATAATCCACTTGCATTGTCTATAAATTCTGCTAAATATTCCTGCCTGAATATATGGTCCGGTAAACTCCTTTTACGCTCATCTAAGTCAGCCTTATCAATCATTGGATTGTCATAACTTGTAAACTGAAAGTACTTGTATCTTTCATCGTAGTTATGCTGCATTGATAGTTGATAAAAATGGTTTTTACCTTTTGGAGTTGAGATAAATATTACCTTCTTTCCCTTAACAAGTACCGTTGCGCTTAATACTTCGGACCATAGCTCTGAGCGTGTGAATGCTGTTTCATCAATTATAAGATAGTCGAATGTATTACCACGAATGTTATCAGGTCTTTCACCACTAAAAAACTGAATCTTTGATCCAAAACCACTGATAGTTAAATCACTTCGGTTGTATTCGAATAAGCCACTATTTTTGGTAACTGCTTCAAGCTCATCAAACACTTTCTTTCCTTGTTTATAGATAGGTGTAACCCACGCGATACTGCAACCTTTGTGATTGATAGCCCAGTAAAGCATTTGATTAATACCTAACATTGTTTTACCAAACTGCCTACCTATATTTAGAATATAATATTTGTAACTCTCATTGTTAATGGAGTGGTGTATTTCTCTTTGTTTAGTATGTGGTTTATATCCTTTAATCGTTGACATCGAAATCAAACCTTTGTATTATCGTTTGTTGTGTTTCTACCTTCTCAGACAACCCTAATTTCTTCGCTATGATATTAGCATTAAACAAACCAACGGAAGCCCCACGAAAGTTATGTACAAAGCAATTTTTTCTTATACGTGTAATGATAGTGACATATTCGCTATATCTCTCATCTTTATTGTTTGAATAATGCCCTAAATCTTGTATTATTCCTTGATCCATTAAGTAACATTCAAAACCTTCAAAAGTTATCGGTGTTTCCAATGGTGTTAGTTCCGTTCTTCCATCCTTACCTACATACTCCTGTTTGTACATAGGATTTTGTTTTTCGTTCAATACATACGCTTCGAATAGTTCCCATAGTTTATCTGGGCTTTCTATATACTTATGCTTTGCCATTGCTTACGCTTTTGGTTTACGTACTCGTGTTTTATTAACTACTACTTCTTTCGGTTGACTTGTATAGAATTGCTCAAACCAATTGTTAAGGATTTGGTAGACTGTTATCATACAACCTGTACATCCTTTGTTGATTGGTTTACCTGTTATTTCTGCATATACTTCGTTTAAAAGTAGCATTTCGCTATCTGTTGTTTTTACCTTGCGGTCAATTATTACTTGCTTTACTTTCTCGAATGAGCTAAAAGCCTCCTTTGATAGAATCATAAATCTTAAAAATTAAAAAAACTCCCATAGGAATATAGAAGTTGTGTGTGGTTAATAATGTACCTATTAGTGTGATCCAAAAAGAAAAACACGGAAGGCAATCTAATACTTTGATAGGTTTACTTATTCGTTGTCCTGTCCACTTTCTAAGGTAGTAACCTATATTAAGTTCTTGGTGTAAGAGGATTATTACGAATGAGTATATTATAATTTGATTTGTCATTTGATTTGAATTAATAAGGGAGCAACGTTACGATTAACCGACTACTCCCTTTTTTTTAACTTGGCTTACAAATATAATAATTAAAATGGTAAATCATCAACAACTTGTTTTGTTTCTTGTGCTGGTTTATCTTCTTTCTCAGCTACTTTAATCACGTTGTCAGTCCATACGACCTTGCCATTCGCAAAGTATTCTTTTTTCGCTTTGCTATCTCTTTCTTCTTTGGATTGAGAATAAGCCATTGAAACGTTGTTACCGTACTTTGTTTCGTCATTGATGAAGATTTGAGTATTTAAGTATTTTCCATCCACTAATTTTGATTTGTCGATTTTAGTTACATCGATTGATAAATTGATAATTGCACTCATAATTGTTTTTATTTATTGTTAATTACTTTATTTTTAATACTTATAACATTTCATAAGCGCCATTAAAACAAGCACTTATATGGTAGTTATAAGCTACTAACTGCCACACGCTTCGCATTCGTCAAGGTCTTGTTCTGGGTTGTTTACTATCTCAGGATTAATCAACTTTTTTAATTCGTAAATTTGATTATGTAGTTCCATATCATCGAATAAATTACCTGATAATTGTGCTTTCAGTTCTTCAATTTGTCGTTGAAGTTTTGCTTTGATTGTTTCAGTTTCCATCTTCGTTATTTAAGTTTTTAAGTTTATTTTTTAATGCTCGGAAGGTACATTTACCACCTCTTAATTTATGCCTAAGGTACAATAATTCTGCCTTAGATTTCCTATTTTTCACGTATAAACGTTCCGTTTTTTGTCTCACCTTTTCTATTTTTTATTTCGTTATATGCTATCTCTGTACATGCTTCTAAGGAATATCCTAATTGAGCGGCAAGGATAACTAATGTTATCACACAATCACCTAATGCATCTTTTAT